TGATCACCGCAAAACACTCCTTTACGAAATTGAGGAGATGCAGGAGGATATCCGCAAATTGCGTGAATCCATGGAGGCGGACGTTGTAAAACGTGACCATGGCGTTGCTCGTATTGCTGGCATGCAACGTGAACTACGTGGCACAATTGCACAAGTAGAAGAATTTACTTCCGTCAAAGATCGCAAGGGATTATTGATGGCTGGTGCAGATAGAGCAATGAGAGAAGTCGCATTTATCTTTAAAGATGACCCCATCGAAACGCCCCTAGAAGAAGCCATTATGAGTGTCTGGGCGCGTATGCAACTAGAAGAATAAATAGCAGTATACTTAAACAAGAGATATCCTCTAGTCATGGCTGCAGAAAAAAAGTTTGTCCCTGGTAAAGGAATGGTTCCAGCAGGGAAAGAAGCCCCTGGCAAGAAGGGCGCAATTCCTCCCGCTAAAGGTAAGGGTGCAGTTCCTCCTGCCAAAGGCAAGCCAGTGCCCCCGACCAAAGGCAAGCCAGTGCCTCCTAAGAAAAAGTAAGATGTCAAAGGGCAAGATGCCTCCGCAATTTCTTGAGTATCTCAAGAAAAAAGAAGCCAAGAAAGAAGATGGCACGGAGATGGATGACAAGGAAAAACGTAAAGCCGCCTTAGATAAGGCAAGAAAGTATCAAGATCAAAAGCGAAAAGACAAAAAATAAGCTAGTATTCAATAATAGTTTGAGTACGAGCAGTGCCCGCATATACATACCTGGCACATCGCCGTAATGCTCGGGCCGCTACAAAAAACTTTAAACTTAAAGAGAATAAAAATCAAGACAAACTAGATCTTGCTAGGGAAGATTTTGGGTATTTTTGTGAGTATGTAGCAGACAAACCTCCGGCAGAACATCACAGGGAATGGCATCGGCACTTTGTTACAAACGAAAATAGCTCTTGTTTAATCAAAATTGCTGGGCCAAACATTGATCTACTTGCCCCCAGGGGGTCTGCCAAATCTACAGTCTTAGGTTTGCTTACGGCATGGGCAATTGGAATCCACACCACAGAAAAACTTCCTTTACAAATTCTGTACCTTTCCTATACCGTTGATATTGCACGTTCCAAATCTGCAACTATTAAACGCATTATTGAAAGCAAGCGATATCAAGAAGTATTTCCCAAAGTACGTCTTTTAAAAAACGTAACCAGTAATGAGTACTGGTCAATTGATCACAAGTTTGCTGGCATTGAAGTAACGGGTGATGAACAATTTACCCTTTGCGCTGCAGGCTTAAAAGGTTCGGTGACCTCCAAGCGTTCTCACCTGGTGATGATTGATGACGCTATTAAATCAGCCGCAGATATTGCCAACCCTGACATCAGAAAAATGATGCAGGATAACTGGAACGCAGTGATTTCACCAACAATGTTTGAAGGCGCCAGAGCAATTTGCCTGGGCACAAGATTTAGGCATGACGACATTCATTCCACTACTTTTAACGACCAAAACAACTGGACTCAAATTGTTCTTTCAGCTATTCAGAATGATGTTGAAACAGGGGAAGAGAAATCCTATTGGCCAGACATGTGGTCCCTGGAATACCTAAAGGAAAAGAAAAGGCAAGCACCTATTGCATTTTCTTTCCAGTACATGAATCAAGTCATACGCCAAAATGAACTGTCCTTGGCACCAGAGTTAATTGTTAAGGCTGAAATCTCAACAGAATTTGACGCCCTTGGTATTGGCGTGGATCTTTCCGCTGGAATAAAAGAGAAAAACGATTACACCGTCATGGTTCTTGGCGGCAGAATTGGCGACAGGATTCACATTATTGATTACAGGCGTATCAGGGTGATGGGAAATCTAGAAAAACTTGATGCCATGAAAGAACTGTTGAATGATTGGTCCATTCTTGGATGCGATGAAAATGGCTCATACTTTCCCACTTATTCAACATGTGATATTTGGTCAGAAGCCGTCCAGTACCAAGCCTCCTTGGAAGCTGACTTCAAGCGAGTTTGCTTGAATAACGAAGGACTCTACAATTTGATTTGGCACCCAGTAAAGGGTTTCCGTGCAGATAAGTTGGCACGTTTTCGTGGCATCATTGGCATGTTTGAAGACCGTAAAATCATCTTCAACCGTTACAGGAATTTCAGTAATCTCTTCGAGGAACTCACTAATTTCGGCGTTAGTAGTCATGATGATTGTGTCGATGCACTTGTCTGGTTGGTCACAGGATTAGCCAGGAAGGGTCAGCTCCATCTTGATTACTAAAGCTTAGAATAATAAAAAGAACTTCAGCCGTGGGACCAGAGTATTTAGCTGTGTTTATTACGCTTGGGATATCAGGCGTAACCGGCGGCTCTTGGACCGCCACTAAAATTCTAGGACATTTTTCAGGTCGTGCACGTCAAATTCATTCCGCCGTCGAAGCACAAGAAAGAAAATTAGAAAACTTAGAAGAAAAAGTGAATAGGCTTCCATTGGACTATGTTTTAAAAGTAGACTTCCTGAGAGAAATTAAAGAAATGCATGACAATTTTAAACAAATCAACATGAAGCTTGATAAACTTGTTGAAAAGCTTTTGGCAAAATGAGCTACATCCTGGAAGTGCAAGAAGACGAAAACGGAGAATCATTCATCACTTTTCCAGACGACATTATAGAAACCCTTGGTTGGCAAGAAGGTGATGTTCTGGAATGGAAACTCAAAGGCAATGGAGTCATCTTAAGCAAACTTAATGACAGCGCTGGTTACGAGGTTATAGAAGAGTAAAATAAAGAAACGAGCAAAAGTTAAAATGTTTTACGGTTCTCCAGGACAACCAGGAAATATTGGTTACCTGTCACAGGCGACGCCCAATCCACTAACCGACCCAAGAAATAAAATCAGAGGAGGCGAACCTTGGACGAAAGATGTGCAGCTTCCAGGAGAAAAAGAAACGTTTGATAAACCATTTATTCCGTTACCTTCTCCTGGACAAAATGTGCCGCTTGCACAAGGTGCTCTTGGAATTATGGGAAACATGGGTGTTCCACAAATGCCGTTTCCATCTTTAAGCGGTACAATGCCCATGGGAAATGCAGGATACTTTTCCGGTCGGCAATACGCACAAGGCATTCCTCCCGCTGGTTTTCAAAACAAAACCCTCTCCTGATACTTAATGAAAAAGAAACAGCTGGTCAAAGAAGCATTAAATCATCCTGAGTTGTTTACTCAAGGTGAATTACTTTATTTTGACCGCTGGTTGTGGCACAAGAAACAACAGAAAGCTGCTAAGATCAATAAAGATAAAGGGGAAAATAGTTAATGGCGGTCGATGCTAAATCACGGCTAAGGGAAATTATTGATTCATATCTTGAAAAGGATGGTGGATCATCAATTGACACTGGCATCGTGGCGTCGCACTTGGCACAGATGCGGCTCTTTGGTATCCGCCAAGGTGTTGAATTTTTCCCAGGACAAGACAACTTTGGTAACCAGCGCAAAGATTTTATCGATCGCGTAGTCAAATACAATCAACTTGATACACGCCTTGATTCCATCTGGGATTATTTCTTGGCTGATGGCCAGGGACTTTTTTATATTCGCCCAACTCAATCTAACTATCGAATGTATTTTTTTCGTAAACATGAATATCGTACATACTACAACATTGACGGCGAGCTAGATGAAGTCGTAATCATCTACAGCTACAAGGTACGCCGTGGGTTTGGCTTTGAGCAAGACATTCAATCAGGTAACTTAACCGGTCCTGCCACCATGGGGCAAGGTGCCAAACGTTACATTAGGCTTTCAATTAAACACAAAATAATTGAAGAGACCCACTCAGAAGGTGAGATTTCTTTTGAGCAGCCAAACTATGCAGTATCCGGCAAAACAAAAACGTTTAAAAATACGCTTGGTTTTATTCCTTGCGTAGAAATTTTTAATAGTCCCAAAGGCTTTTCTACTGAAGGTGTTGGTGAGTTTGAAGCTCTTGCCAATCACATTTGTACGCATGACGAAATGGTTCGCACCATGCGTAAAAACGTTCAATTCTTTGGTAACCCAACGCTGCTTTCTTCCAGGCCAAAGACAGACCTAATGGAATCCGGTGGTGATTCCGTTGTTCAGCGTCCCTCCATTGCCGCTAACTCAGGGTTTAATAGTCCCAGCGCCTTAAGCCGTTCCACGTTTAAATCAGATCCTGTAAGCCGTGGTGTTGATGGCCAAATTCGTGTACCACGGGTTATTGCAAACCTGGAGCCAAACGATCGGGTAGGCTATATTGTTCCCGATGCTATTACGGGCGACCAAAATTCATTCGCACGTCAATATCGAGAAGAGATTAGGACTGCCCTTGGAGGTGTAGATGAACTATCAATTTCCGCAGGCGTAACCGCAACAGAATACAAATCATTGTTTGGTCGCGTGTCTGCAACAGCAAAGAAAAAAGCAACTGCAATTTATACTTACGGCATCTGTCGCTGCCTGGAATTAATTATCTACCAAGAAGAACGCTTGTTTCGTGAGACGCTTGCTGCTTCAGCAGGAATTGAAAAGCCCCTGGAACTACCAGAGACTGCTACTGAAGAAGAAATGCGTATGTACCAAGATGCACGTGGTGCTTTTGAAGAGCAAATCAAAAGTTTAATGATGGCATGTCTCAAGTCACAACAGATTCCTCCTGGTGTGCTTGGACTGATTCCTGACGGTGACGTTACTATGTTGTGGCGTTGGTTGGGACCTGTTTACGAAGACTCAACGCAAGATACGCTTAACAATTCTATTGTGGTTAGGAACCTACAGGAGTTAGGTGTTGATAGCATTGAAGCACTGAAATATCTTTTCCCATCTAAAACAGATGAAGAAAGGGCCGGGATGCTTTCGGGTTTCCCGTTCAGGATGGTTGGAGAACTGCAGAGTGCATACAAAGCGTTCGCTGGCCTAGTGGGGGGAATGATGCAGACCCCTCACCCGCAATCACCGGATTTACCGATGGCTGCGGATCCGAGATTGGATTTGACTCCATATCTGTATCGAACCCTAGAAGCTCTACAAAAGGAGATGAGTTATGCAGGACGCTATCGTCCAATCGATCCCACAGACGAGCCCAGCACCAGCAGCCGTCGCCCCGAGCAGCTACGTGGTGGCAGCACCGCAAGCAGCCCAGGCAAACTACCAGGCGACTCCGGTGGGGTATCAAGTGGGTATGAGCTACCCCCAAGCGGTACCTCAGGCAGCCCCCAGCTACCAATCAGCCCCTACTCAGTACGCCCCCCAATACCAACAGGCGGACTCGGCGGGGAATCCCTG